AACCCTAAGTCTATCATCGTATGTTTCGCGCAGGACGCTGACGCCTCCATCAGGACGCAGCAATCAGCTGTCTACCGCTATCTACCCCCAGAGTTTAAGGTGAAGACCAAGGGTGTGCTGGAGTATTTGAACTACACCGTCAAGAACGGTTTCACTGGGCAGTCATTCATTCTACCCAACGGCTCACAGGTGCTATTTCACACATACAGCCAGTTCATCGCCAACCGCAGTAAGTTTGAGGGTCTTGAGCTGGGTTCTAAGACACCAGAGTGGCACAACATCGGCCTGTGGCCAGACGAGTACCTAGAAGACGGTGATTTGATCCGCACCATGCGATTCCGCCTAGCTACACGGGATGCTAAGATGATGCTGACGTTTACGCCTATTGATGGCTACACGCCATTCGTGGCTGAGTTTTTAAAGGGAGCAGAGACAAGGAAAACGCGCAAAGCACCATTGCTAGATGGCGAAGAAGTTCCAGTGACGCAATATAGCCCAGAGAAGGACGCAGGTATCGTATACTTCCACTCTGAGTTCAATCCGTTCGGCGGATATGAGCGTATCGCAAAGGAACTGAGGCACAGCACACGAGACGAGATCCTAACTCGTGCGTATGGTGTTCCAGTCAAGTCAATGACATCTCTGTTCCCCCTATTTAGCCAGAGCGTACACGTGCTAGAGCACAAGGACTTCCCCGACCTGTCGGACAAGAAGAAGTTCACCTGCTACCAAGTGGTTGACCCCGCTGGTGCTCGTAATTACACTAGTCTGTGGGCTGGAGTCACGGGCGTAGGCTCGGACACGGAGATCTATATCCGCAGGGAGTGGCCAGACCGCAAAACCTACGGACCTTGGGCTGAGTTTGGTGATCCACACTGGAAGTTCGGACCAGCATCCAAGAAGCTGGGCTATGACGTTGTCGGATACTGCAAGTTGTTCTCGGACATCGAAAAAGAGCTGGGAATCGAACCATTTGAGCGTATCGGTGACTCCCGCTTCTTCGCTAACGAGAATGCCGACAATACCGACCTATTTGACCAGTTCTCGGCCCACGACTTCCATTACGTGCCATCTATGGGTTCACAGGAAGAGCAGGGACTGACCGCCATCGACGATTGGTTCTTCTACAACGTAAACCTGCCCATCGACGGCGCAAACAAGCCCCGCGTCTACATACACGAGGACTGCGGCAATCTAATCTATGCCATTATCAACTATGGCGCACAAAAGAAGAAGGACGAAGCGCTGAAGGACTTTATTGACTGCCTTCGCTATCTGCGAACAGCAAACTACGGTCAAGGACCAGAACACTACTCGGGCGGCAAGCTAAAGTGCTTGGTTAGCTCGGGAGGATACTAATTATGACAGAATCAGAACACGAAACATGCAAGTCCCTAGCAGAACAGCTAGGCAAACCATACACAGCGATGTCAATTGGCAAGCTACGAGCTGCTGTATGTTCAGAAGAAGACCTAGACGGCAAATACATCCTACCGACAGGCGTTCTCAAGATCACGGCGCAAATCAAGGGCGAGATCAAGGTTATCGAGGAAGCGTCACCAGCAATCGTCACGGTTCGCGTCCTGCACCACCAGACGGGTAATCCTCGCTTTATATTCGCTGAAGACCCCGATACACGCAGGAAGGTTCGCGTGTCAGTGCCAAAACGACACAAGCATATCATTAATCAAGTCGGCAAGCGACTCAAGGTCAACAAAGTAGATCAAGATGGAACAACATACTACCGATACCCAGCTATCTAGGCTGTTCATAGCAGACAACGCCGACGTATGGGCGACAATCGACATGATTCGAAACGATAAGGTCGGTAACATTGACGCTATGACCGATGAGGGCTGGGCTGACTCACTTGGATACGACGAAAACCGACTGGTAAAAATAGCGAGTTTAGTCAAGTCTAGGCGAGCACTTGACACGCGTGTTAGTCTCTCGGTATCGAGTCAGTGCAGCGTAATTAATCAATAGGACTGTCTGTGGTAAAATGAAAACAATGGCTATAAATAGAAATCAAGATAGAGACGAGTCGGATGTATATTTTGACGAGTTCGACTACAATCAGTTCAAGGAAACCTTTGACGAGGATGTGGACAGTCTTGCTGACTTCATCAAACGATGCTCGGATTCTGCCGACATCCGCCATTGCCAATGGGAGGGCAAGACAACCGACCTAAAAAAGTCTGGCGAGACAGCTTTTCCCTTCCAGAACTCTAGCGACACCGAGGTACGCTTAGCCGAGTATCACATCTCCTCTCAGATCGCTATTAACGAGAATGCACTCCGCAAGTCGTCCATTCGTGCCTATCCACGAAACGTTCAAGACGTAGCACGTTCAGCGGAGGTCACGGCCTTCATGAAGTGGCTGCGTGACGCTGGTATCAAAGACTTCTGGCAGCAAATGGAGAAGTCAGACAACTACGCACAGGAGAAGTCTCTCCGTGTAGCATATTGCGACTACAAGTCCCCCACCAAGCGTTCCTACGAGAAGATCTTCGACCTAGAGGAGATTCAGAAGAGTTTCCCAGAGCAAGCAGAGGACTACATCGAGATCCTAGCCGACGAAGACCGCGTAGAGGAAGCACTGGAAGTATTTAACTCAATCCCAGGATGGGAGATCAACGAGAAGCGCGTAAAGAAGGCACTCCGCGAACTACGCAAGACTGGAACAGCTAAGTTCCCAGTAACCATTGAAGATCAGGGCGAGCCAGTGGTGCAAGTCCTAGCACCAGATGAAGAGTTCTTCGCCCCAAGCTACACAACAAATTTCTGCGACGCACCTCGCTGTCACATACGTAAGCCAATGACCTCCCAAGAGATTCTCAGTCGCGTAAGCTCTGAGGGTTGGGATAAGGACTGGGCTGACTGGGCAGTAGAGAATGAGCGTGGCACACTTAACGCCTTCCGTACAAGCAGCTCGATCCCGAACCCTCGGCAGCCATCTTCAATTGACGAAGACCGCGACCTGATTGATGTTGTCTTTACGTTTGAGCGTCTAATTGACCGAGACGATCTAGCAGAGGGTATTTACCTCACAGTCTGGAGTCCCGAGTTTGGTGATAGCGATGGGCAAGTCCCACCATTCGCCAAGCGCACACTGCTCAGTGGTATGCGCCAATTACCTTTCATCGTGCAGTCCCGTAGCTACGGCGCACGAACACTATACAGCGCCCCGACAGTTCCTGAGCTGCTGAAGGCAAGCCAGAAGAACCAAAAGGTTCTCCGAGACGCAAACATGGACAACTCAGCTTACGAGGTGAGTCCCTCCCTGCTTGCGCCGCCAACGTGGGATCACGGTCGTCCAGGCCCTGGTGGCGTATATGCCACGCGCACTGGTCAAGCACCGTCATATCTGCAACGTAACACGAACTTCGGCGCTGTGTTTAATTTGGAGAAAGAGATTGTATCGGAAGCAAGTCTATTGATGGGACACGATCCGTCGGATCCAATCTCAGTTCAAATGCAGATTGCCTCGACCAATCGCCACCTTACCTTCGCCCAAGACGTTCTGAAGCTGGTCTACGAGATGTACAAGATCAAGGGACCAGAGGAGCTATTCTTCCGCGTTACTGGTCGCCCAGAGCCCGTTCAGTTCATCAAGGACGCAGAAGAGACCGAGATGGATGTGTCCGTGAGCTTTAACACCATGTATGACGATCCAGCGAAGATGGAGAAGATGTCACGCACCATTATTCAAGCAGCACAGCTAGATACATCTGGTCGTGTGAACAATGAGGCTGTCGTTGACTTCCTACTTTCGATGGCTGACCCAATGGCTGCTGAGACTATCTTGCTACCCGCTGAAGTTGGCACTGACAAGATCAAGAACGAAACACTCTCTGATATTGCTCAAATGTCCGCTGGTATTGCCCGCGCACCTGCCGCTAATGCTGCCGAACTGCGTATGCAAGTTGTCGGTGAGTATGAAGGCGAGCAACAGCAAATCCAAGAGTCTGGTCAAGTCGAATCTATCCTGTTCACCAACCCTCAGTTCGTGTTCCTCCTCGGAGAATACAAGAAGCAGCTTGAGATGGCGATTGCACAGAAGAAGAACGGCACTGAGTTCGGAATCTACGGAACCGAAGCAGCAAGTGTCGGCAATATGGAAACCCAGAACCTTGAAGGAGGCGCATAATCGTGAATTTTACTGAATTTAAGAAGCATCTTAACGATAATCCAGAGATTGGTCGTGTACTCTACGAATACTTAGAGGATCGCCGCGATCAAATGCTCTCACAGCCTTGGTATTCCCCAGACAAGTATCTGGGCAACAAGTGCCAGACAATCGCACAGTTCCTAACAGCGGATCTAATGGAGGAGTTTGACTTCAAGAAGCACTCCCGCAAAGACGACCGATAGGACACCACGTGTTATAATTTCACTAACAGCCTCCGCCTTGGCTGATTTAAACCCATAGGTAGATATGACAGATACACTAGAAGCGGACATCCCTGATTCCGAAGAAGCAATTCAGGAGAACAAATCCCCAGAGCAGCGCCGACAAGATCTTTTACAAGAGCGACTCGACAAAGCATCTGGTTTAACAGACGAGACAGAGCCAGAAGCTCCCGAAACCGAAGACGAAGAGGACGACGAAGAAGAAGTCGAAGTCCCCGAGGTCGATGAGGATGAAGAGGAAGAAAGCGATGACGAGTCAGAAGACGTTCCTTCAGATGATGGAGGATTTGACATTGAGGATCTAGACGAGGACGAGCTAGAAGCACTTACACAGCAAGTAGCATCTAAAGCAGGGAAAGCCCTGACTAAGGCGCGGTTGCAGGATAAAGAGCGGAAAGCAGAGATTGAGAAGCTACAAGAGCAAGTGCAGGAGTTATCTGCAAATGTTGTTACAAGCGACAATCCATATGCCAACCTTAGATCAGTAGAGAGCGCA